TGGTTACCCTGAAATAATCTACCGCAAGTTTTCTTTTTAATTCTTTGGCGTGTATTTACTCACCGATAAGCCCTAAAAATAGGGCTTATTTTTACTTTTTTAATTCTTTTTAATTCTTTTGTATTTATAATAATTCCGTTTCAAAGTGTACAACAAACTGTACAACAACATACAAATTCCAAAAAGGAAACCGATGGCAAAGGTATTAAATGCGGCGCAGGTTAAGGCTCTAAAATATGCAGGCAAAGGCAGATCAAGCGTTTACGGCATAGATAGCACGTGTAGTCTTTATCTAGTATGCTTTGACAACGGGACTAAATTTTACAAATTTCGGGATAAAAAACTAATTACGATCGCAAATTTTGCGGATATAACATTGTCTGAGGCTAGACAAAAAGCAATAGAGCTAAAAACCGCCAAAACGGCCAACGTTTGCGTCAAGAAAGTAAAACTAGCCGAAGCTTTTGACGAGTGGCTAGATATTAAGATAGAGGGCGACGGCAGCGAGGCGGCCTACCAGAAGCGTAGGAAGCTAAAAAATAGGGTCAATAAGTGGATATTAGCGCCGTTGGGTGAGAAATTCTTAAACGAGCTAAATAAAGATGCCGTGATAAAAGCCACAAAGAAAGCACATCTAACGAGCGCAAAAAAAGCCTTGCCGGTGCTAAGGGATGTTTTAAAATATGCGCGCAGCCAAAACGCCGTTTCAGACATCGCTTTTATTTACGAGATTTTAGAGGATATGGACGAAATTTACGTAAAAAAGCCCGTAATCAGGCGCAAAGCGGTAACCAATAAAGCTAGGCTAAGCGAGATAATAGGCATAGTAAAGCACGCCTACATTAACGAAACGATAAAAAACTTGTTCTTTTTTAATCTTATTATGGCGCAGCGGCCGCATCAAATACGCGAGCTTACTTGGGATAGGGTGGATTTAAAAGAGGGGTTTGTATATTTTGGGGAGAGCGACAATAAAACCAAAATAAATGCTCGTTTGCCCTTACCCAAGGCGGCGGTTAAAATCCTGGAGGAGCAGGCGAAAATCAGCGGGGGAGAGGGGATAGTTTTTAAATCTAGTATTTGTTCGGCTCGCGGCGGGTGGAAAATAAGCGAAAATACGTTATTAAAATCCATTAAAAGTTTGGGGATAGACGACCTGCACGCGCACGGCTTCCGCTCGATGCTAGCGACCTTTGCTATACGCGCGGTTGAGATTGTGGACGGGGTAGAGCGGGGGAAATTTGAAAAACGGATAATAGACGAAGTGTTGCTACATACTAGAGGTAGCGAAGTAGATAAAGCATATTTTAGAGATTTTAACTCGCGAGAACATAAAAGGCTTTTAGAGTGGTGGAGCGAGTTTTTAGAGGGGCTAGGGGCATAATTACGCCCCTTTGAGCTTATGCTCTCGCCAAGCTTTTAGGTCGGCTTCGAGCCAATCAAGCGGGTATCTTATGGTACCGTTAAATTCAATGTAGCGCGGAGTAAATTCCCACTTGCCCTTGTATTTTTCCATTCGCATTTTTGCCAAAATGCCGCTTTTAGGGCTATACCCTAGCATTACGGACGCTTCTTTTTGAGTTAATAGTTTCATTTCTAATCCTTTATCTGCTTTACCAAAATCACAATGCGGTTAAGCCGGCCATCGTCAAACTTCTCAATTTCTCGCGCTATCCACGCGATTTTGGCGCGTCGTTTCGCCTGCTCGCTTGCTATCTCGTTTTGTTTTTTGCAGTGCTCGCAAAAGCTATCAATCGCCGCCTGCATTTTTTCTTTTTCGGGACTACTCATTTTCATCCTTTATCCTAAATCCAAGCGCATAAAGCGGAGCGATTTCTACGCTCTGGCCGACAAATGCCTGCGCCTGCGCTCTCGTCATTCTCGTTTGGCTTATGTGCCAACCGTCGGACATTTTGAACTCCCAATACCAAAGAGCTTCAACGGCTTTTGGCTTCACGCGGTATTCAAAACTATTCCAATCCCAAAGCGGGTATTTAATCTCGCTCCAATTGCCCGCGCCTTTGTCGCTTACTTCTATCGCCTCGCCCTGCGTGTAGGCTTGCATTACTTCGATCATTTCGTCCGTATTCATCGTCTTATCCTTTCAATTATTTCTTTTATTTCTTTTACGTCCTCTATCCAGGACTTGTACGGCTCTCTATTTGCCCCGTGTGCCAAATCTATCTTTAGCTTTAGCGCGTCGAGCCGTTTTTCAAGTGCCATCAGCTCGTCGATTATCGCGCGCAAATCGTCTGCTATTTCTTTCATCATATGTTCTCAATGTAGAAATACGCTAGGCGTTGGCTATCCTCCGCCTCTTTGCGATACTTCGTGTCGTAGCTCTTATTTGCGATATACATTATTTTGTCCTTGTTGAGCGCGTAAAACTCGGCTAGTATCGGTGCTAGCTTTTGCCCCTTACGCTCGTTCGGTGCGAAACGCAAATAAAGCAGATCGCAGGCTAGCTGGGGCGCTGTCGTGCCGAAATTTTCTTTTCTAACGGCGGCTTTGTTATCAAGTGCGCTAATTTGGGTATCAATCCGTTTTCTAAATTCGTGGTAGTATTGGACGATAGGAAACATCGCCGCTAAAAGCTCATCAATAAATTTGCTCGCCTTTTTGTTTATGAATAGCCCTAGCTCCTGCGTGCTATCCATTTTTAAAAAACTATACGCCATAACGAAAATAGCGGCGTCCTTTAGTTCGTTGGTAGTCATATTTTGCCTCGTAGTAAGCGGGGATTAATCCCGCTATTTGTATAATTTGGAGTTGTTTTTCTTGTAGCCTTTTTGTAGGAGATTAGGCTACGTCATTTTTAATCATTGATAAAATCTTTCCACAATTCATCAATCCTGTCGCGAGCTTTTTGGCTCATTTTTAAAAGCTTCTTTACCCCTTTGTCAGTAAAGCGCAATTCATGTTTTGCTATGCGCAGCCCATTCTCGTTTCGAATAATATACGGCGATACTTCATAATCGCGTCCCAATTTAAATTTTTTAAAAGATAGCGCAACCTCGTAATCCCTCGTAACATATTCAGGATGAAAAATATCTGCGCCCGTTTCCCTGCCGTAAAGCTCTTTTAGTATCTTGTAGTTTTTATAGTGCAACATTTTGCGCTCCTTTGTTTGTTAGTCCGGCATCTTTAAAGACTTGCTCCAATACGCTAATATCATATAACCCCACCTCGCCCCAATGCGGATCGCGCCAGCGCCCTATCGTTAGGTTTCGCTCTCTGCTTAGTTTCGACGCTTTTCTCCCTAATGACGAGGCTTTGTTTTTATCCAATCTCACTTTATTTAAAATTCCGTAAGCGATAACCGTCAAATTTTCATTACTATTGGTCAAGCGGTTTACGCAATTAGCGATTTTTAGTTGATTTTTGCGGATAGCTTCCGTTTCAGCCTCTAACGCCGCCGTCCGCCTCTCTTGTTCAACTAGCAACGCCGCGCTCTGCGCTAAAATTTCGGCTTGGGTTAGCGGTTTTTGCGTATAGCTTCCCGTTTTTCTAATGCTAGGCAATACCTCTTTATTGACGAACATCCTAAACGGTTTTGCGTTCGGTTTATCGCTTCGCATAAGTACGAAGTAAAGCTGTGGCTCGCTGATAAAAGTCGCGTTTTGCTCCCTGCCTAGACTGTCAAAGATGGGGTAAGTTAAACTTAGGTCATCGTCAAACTCTGACGCGATCGCATTTTTAACGACGCTTGCGTTAGTGAGTTCTAAAACCTTACAAACATCACTTAAGCAAAAAAGCGGTTCGTTATTTTCATCGACCGCAACTCTAACCTCAAAATTTTCGTTCTTGAAAATTTCTAAATTCATTTCGTTTCTCCTTTAGGTTGAAGTATATTTAAAATTTTGGCTCTCATCGCATTATGATTTTTCGATAGCGCGTCTAAAGCGCAGAATAGATCATAAGCGCAGTCAAGCACCTTGTAGCTCACTTCCTCGTCGGTATCGGTCGGCTCTATTTTGTAGTGCTCCAGATACTGGACGAATTTTTGTTTGTTAGGGGCGTTCATTTGCGCCCCCTCGTTAACATTAATGCAATGTATGCCAGAAGTACCACTTGCAAAACTTCTAAAATTTCGCTCATCTTAAGCTCCTTTTGCTAAAATAGGAGTATGCACAATGTTTTGGGTTAGGGGCTTTCGCCCCCTTGCTAAATCCAGATTTTAAGGATTTTGCAGATTAGATAAATCAACATTGCGAGTCGAATTAAAAAATCTAACCTTTGCATTGTGCTACTCCTTTCTATCAAACAAGTATCATTTTGTTGCTTGATAAAAGAATTATAGCATTATTTTGAGACTAAGTCAAGAGTTTTTAGTATTAGAATGAGATTTTTTATAAAAAATTGAGTAATATTTTGAGACTTTTAACCAACGCAAAAGCGCGTCGGTTAATCTAAGAGCGTTTTTAGCGCGGTTTTTAGCGTCTCGGTGTTTGATAGGCGTTCTTTTAGGCTTTTGATTTCAAGCAACATTTCACACGATTTAATAGCTTGCGTGTTTATCTCGTCGCTAGTCGCTAGTCGCTTAATGCTTCCTTCGCTTAGCCCTATCGCCTCGCCTAGCTGTTTATACGTTAGCCCTAGCTCTTTACATACGCGCTTAACGATGTTTTCCTCTGCGGTCATTTGCTCTCCTTGTCAAAATCAAATCGTAGCTGATAGTTTTTAGAATACGATTTGTTAAAAAGATAGATAAAATCGTCCCAATCGTCAGCTACTTTCATAAGCGTAATAACGGATATTAGGTGCTTATCAAGGTGCGGTATGCCCGTGTCTAGCGTTAAGCTCTGATGAAATTTATATAAGTTGTTTCCGCTTTCGCTTTTGGGCGTTTTATTTCTAAGCTCCTCAAGCACGCCCTCGGGGAGCTGCTTGTACACTATTTCGTTTGTTATCTTGCCTACGATTTGCGGCATTTTGTGGTGAGTTTGAAACTCGCCCCACTCTTTGAGCCTAAAAATTTGCTCGTAAAACTCGTCGGGGAAACGCTTCGTCCATTCTAAAAACTCGGCGGAGATGTATTTAGAAAGTATCTTTTGAAGTTCGTCTTCTTCGCGCTCTTTTTGATAGCCCGTTATTTCATCAACGAGGGCGACGATACCGACTTTGGCAAATGCAGACATAATATGGAGCAGTCTTTTTGCTATCGCGCTTTGATTTTCGTTTAAAATACCCCTATTGTCCGCCATAACGTAAGCTTTGCAAACATCAACGAATAGCTCGGCTTCAAACGGGATAAACGCCGGTCCGACGACCCCCGAAATTTTACCCAAACTTTGCGTATCAGCCCCTAAAATCCATATTTTTAGATGGTCCGATAAAAAAGGCTGTATCCAAGCGGCTTTTAAATTTCTAAGCAATGCACCGCTACCTCCGCCTCTTAAATCCATAGCCCGAGCCGTCCCGCGCAGAGATAAAAGACGACGCTTATCGTCGGTGACGTAGCACTCTATCGTGATGTCGTCCGCGATTTTCCAGTCGCCCTTGTGAGTTACTTTGGCGTTTTTCGGCTCTTTACACGTGGCTTTGATTAGATTTTCATCGGTCATATTGTTTCCTTTCAATTCAGTTTAATTAAACTGCGCTATAATTACGTTACTTCTTTAAGGAAGTCGTTAAGTCTTACAAGCTAAGGTTTAGCGACTTCTTTTAAGGAGATTTGTCCCCCGCTCTTTTTGGGCGTGGCTTGGATACCCGTCCTTAGTGGCGGGGTATTACCCTATGATATTACTTTTTAGCTTTTCCTTTATCGCTTCAAAATCAGCATTTAAAATCTTGCCTTTGTAATAATCGCTCACACGCCTAGCGTCAAATATGCGTATTTGCGCCAAAAGCGCGACATTAGCCTTGCCTTTTGTTGTGGTAAATTTATGATACAAGTAGCCTGATTTGTCTTTCGTTTTCGAGCTTAGCGGGATACCGATAAAGGCGTTAATAAACTCGGATATGTAAATTTTATTTACCACCAGCACAGGACGGATAAACTCGTCTCCTTTGCCATAAGTCTCACTGCCCACGTTTTGTCCTACCCTTACCCAGTAGATAGAGCCTACTTTTATTTTGATTTTCTTTGGGCTTTGGGAATTTGTAGTTTTCTTTACTTCGTTCCACTCGTCAAATTTACTCTCGCTCATAAACAACCTTTTTAAAATTTAAAAGGTATTTTACTATCTTGTTGCTAAATTTTAAAATGGTATCGTTTCGTCGCCGTCATCGTATTTGTCGGCGTCCACGTCTATTTCTGGCGCGTCGTAGCTTTCAGGCGGTTTTTGCTGTTGCGGTTTCTTAGACGCGCTTTGTTGTGGGCGCTGATTTGAATACCCGCCTTGCTGATAGCCCTGATTGCTTTGTTGCCCTCCGCCTAGCATTTCCATATTCTCGACGACTACCGTGTGTTTGCTTCTGTTTTGTCCGTTGTTGTCCGTCCATTGGTCAAATTTCAATCGACCTTCTACTAAAAGCTTTGAGCCTTTGGAGAGATACTGATTTGCTATTTCTGCTTGTTTTCCAAAAAACGTTATGTCGATAAAACACGTTTCCTCGCGCTTCTCCCCGTTTAGCGTGTATTTTCGGGTGACGGCTATGCCTGAGCTGCCTATCGCCGCGCCGCTTTGGGTGTAGCGCAACTCAATATCTCGCGTCAAATTTCCGACTAAAACTACTCTGTTAAACATTTTTAATTTCCTCTTTGAATTCTTGTAAATATTTTGGCTCAAAGCCGTTTTCAGCCATTACCAGCTCAATAAAAGCAATATGGGCTAGCATATCGTGGGTGGTTAGCTTTTTGTAGCTAAAAGGCTTGCCGCCTTTTTCTCGTGGGTAGTCGAAGTCTAGCACTTTTAAAAGCTGTTTTAGCGTGTCGTGTGTAAGGTAAAAAGGGCGCAGGGCTAGCTTATGCTCGCGTATTTGCAAATACCTAAGCGCGCCCAGCTCCCGCAAAACTACACCGTGCATAAAGCGGTTAAACTGCGAGCTGATGATCACGACACTAACACTCTCCAGCTAACTGACCCCGCTTTTAGATACTCGCTAGGTATTACCGCGCCCGTATGCTCGCAAAACGCTTTGTAGTTGTAGCTTTCTTTGTATTCGGTCTTGCTAATGGTTAGCCCGTATACCTTCATTTCCACGCCCGCAGCTTTTGCTATCGCTCTATCTTTTAGAGCTTGTAGCTCGCCCTCGATTTGCTTTTTGCGCTCGGTTAGCTCGGCGATATTCTCGCTTAGGCTTAGCCACTCCTCGTCGGGGGCGGCGTCTTTATACGTTTTTTCAAACTCGTTCCACGCCTTGGTTAGCTTTTTAATAGCTTTTTCGTCGCGCTCAACTTCTACGTATTCGCATTGCACTTCAAAATTTTCATCTATGTAACCGACGGCAAAAATACACTTTTTAGCTTCGCTCACGTAGAATTGGTGCTGTATCTGCCAAAAGTATTTTTCGCTAGGCTTGCCGTTTTTGCGTAGATACTCCAGCTCGGTATCGCTAAATTTTATCTCGCAAAACGTGTCCGTAACTATGTCATACCCGTCAAGACTAGCCGAAAATCTAGGGTCGGTGTCGCTTTGCATTACGACGGGCGAGAGGTCTAAATTTAGCTTTTCGTTCAGTATATCTCTGATTTTTGGCTCGTATTCTTGCCCGCGCCTCATAGCGTCATTTTGAAAAACTTGCTTGCCTTGATACTTGATTTGCGCTAGTTGGTAGGGCTTGTTAAAGCCCACGCCCATAACGTCGCCCGCCTCGCTAGCGTTGAATTTGCCTTTGCGGTATTCTAGCCACTCGGGGGTATTTTGAGTTAGTGTTATTGTCATCGCCTATCCTTTACGCGCTTTGTTGAGCTTGTATTTGCTCAAGCTTTTTAAGTAGTTGCCCGCGCACTTTTTCATACGGTAGATTTGCGAAGGCTTTAACCTTATACGCCGCTACTATTGCGTCAGGGTTGGTGTTTGTTATTTCGCACAAATGCACTAGGTCGTTTAGCTGATCGGCGTTTAAAAACGTCGGCTGTTTTTGCGGCTGCTTGTTCTGCCTTGGCTCGTCGTCGTGAGTATTTGTAGCGTCTGCGTCTTTTGTGTCGTCGATAGCAAAAAGCCCGTTTAAGGCGTATTTGCGCGCATAGCTCGACGTGCTACCCGTGATCTGCGCCCTATCCAATATTTCTCCGCCATATTTGTTTAGTTTTACCTCAGTTTCCCTAGCGTATGCGCTCGCGTTTATTTCGCCCTCTTTGCCTCGTAGCGTCGCCGTAGCCTTGACGTAAAAGCGATCCCCCACTAGCATTATCTCGTCGCTTATCGTAAGGGCGACGCCATATTTTTCTAGTAGAGGCTTAACGGCTTCTAAAATATCCTCGCAGGAGCGATAAGAGTATCCACCCGCCTTATTTGTCTGCGTCTTTGGGGCTTTTAGCTCACATTGTATTTTACTTAGCGTTTCTATCATCTCTGCCCCCTAAACGATTTTACAAAGGCGACAAAATCGCCGGCCGTTAAATGCTTGTCTGTTTCGTTGCCCCTCTTAAATAGAAAGGCATAAAATTTAAATTCTTTGATACTCATTTGCTATCCTTTAAAATTTCAATTCCGCTTCGATTTGGTCGTTTATCTCGTACGCCAGATCGTCAAAGCTGATTAACTCCTCGTATTCGCTTGCCAGCTTATCAAGATGATCTCTAGCTATGGCGATTATGTCCGCCGCCTTATCGCGAAACTCGTTAAATCTCGCGTCCCTTACCGCTTGCGCCTGCTCGTATTTCATAAGGTCGTAATCGACCGAGTCCATCGCGCTCATTTTTTATCCTTTCAAAATCTGATTTTGTTCTATAAAAAAGCGGTCGTTGTCGTTTGCATACGCCATAACCGCGCCTATCTCGCTATACACGCCGTCCATTTGATACTGGATTTTGTTTAGTAGCCTTACTATCTCGCTATCTTTGATGTTTTGCTTTTGCTTAAGTTCTTGCGTGCGTTTAAAGTAAAAATCCCGCTCGGCTTTGGCATTGTGTAGCTGGGCCCGCAAGTTTTCCTCTCTATCCTCGTAGCGCTCTATAACCTCCGCGTCGTAAATCTTGCCGCGTTTGGCTAGTTCGGTTTTTAAACTAGCGATAAGTGCGTTATGCTTTGCTAGCTGCCCTAAATAGCCGTTGATTTGATCGCCGTGGCGTTTAGCTTCAAATTTAGCGTAGGCTTCAAGGTCTGCATATTTATGAGATAGCTCGACGTTGCGGGCTTTTGTTTCTTTTGCTTGCGCCAATTCGCTAAGTATGGTTTTTTCTAGCTCTTGCTCCGCCCAAAGCCTGAAGTTTTTGGCCTCTTTTGAGCGGATAAACATACCTAGCTTGATGATGCCGCGAAGCGTCCATTTGATGACGGGGCGATTGCGGTCGTTTTTGACTACGACGAAGTGAATACCCTCGATTATCTCGTCGGCGTGTTCGCGCTTATGGACTTTGATGTTGGTTGTAGAAACGCCGTAACGCTCTGCAACATATTCAGTAGTAAAGGTTTGGAAATTTAGAATTTCAACTTGCGTTGGCTCTGTTTGAAATAATGACTGCATTTAATCCCCTTTGTTTGGATTTAAAATATTTATGCGGGAATTATATCAGGTTATAAAACAGAAGTCAAGAGTTTTTATTGTGAATTAAAACAAGAAATGCAAAAAAATGTTTTGAATTAAAATTTTTAATGGTAAGGATTTCTTACCATTAAACAATCATCGATTTTAGAGCATTTTGTAGGATTTTGTAATTTTCAAGCTCTTTTTCAAGCTCGTAAATTTTTAAGACCATTTCACACGCCCTTTCGACTTGTGGAGTTATTTTGCCAAGCGATAGCGCAGATCGCAGTCCGCCCTCACTCATCCCTATCCTCTCCGCCAACTCCCTTTGCGTGATGTTTAGTTCTTTGCATACACGCTTTACGATATTATCATCTGCGGTCATTGTTCACTCCCTATCAGATCCAAAATAATCACTTCTTTTATTTTGTTATATTCCTTGACGGTTCTTATTTTGAGTTTTATACTTTCTCCGTTTTCGATAGCAGTGGCTAATCTAATGCGAGCTTCAGCGCTTATTAGATTTGCGCTTACCCATTTGATACCGTTTATATCAATCTTAAATTTCCTATCGCCGTTACTAGTCTTTTCATATCCCAAAATAGAAAAATCATCTATTTTATCAAAAGTAGCCGTGGTATCTATGAGTTCTTTGAATTCATAATTTTTAACTTTTTGATAAGTTATAGGCTCGCTTTCGTTGTTAAACGTCGCTGTTTCGTTTTCTTGTAGGGCAGAGGCTATTTTTGCCTTTGGTTCATTTATGGCTTTTTGTAAATCTTTATCAGCTTTTAAACTTGCGATAATGCGTCTATTTTCACTTTCTGCGCTTATTTTTGCTAAATTTTCATTATGTGTAAGATACTCGCTATAAGAATAGCCGCCCAATATCATCAATGCTACCGATACTATTATAATAACTTTTGCAATATCGCTCATGCCTTTTATGCCCTCCAATAATACCTTAATCATATTTTCAAGGTCTATTTTTAAACAACCTCGTTCTAATTTAAAAGTTAGAAGTTGTGTTTTATCAATACCCGTAATTCCGTAGTTTTTCTCTAAAATAGAAACTATCTTATAAAAGTTGTCTTGATAAGATAAGACCATTTTTGCAATATCTGCATCTATGTAGCCATCGTCATAATCATTAAACCTGCCACCTTCAAGCTTGATACTATGTGTTATTTGCCCGATCTGGCTTATGATTACATTTTCTCCGTTAGCTAGTTTTTCCTGTAATAAACGTAAATCATTCAACGTATTGATTGAAAAATGCCCATCATTCATTATTATCCTTTTTGCTTACGAATTTTGTCTTGATTATACAAAAACCTAGCTAACTTTGCCGTAAAATTTAACGGCTTCGACTATCTTTTTCGCCGTCTGCTCGTCTGTGCCGTAGATCACGTCTCGCAGTTCGTTTCCGTTTAGCGTATTTAAAAATAGCCCCAGCCCTACGAGGTCGGCGGTATCGAGCCTAACGTCTCGCAGCTCTTTTAATATCTGCCCTAAGTTGCAGCGCTCTAATAAATCCGCCAATTCCACATCGGCTACGGCGTCTATGCTTATTCTCATTCTTTATCCTTTCAAATTTAAAAACCTGATATTTTTGATTAGCCGTTTTGAGTTGTTTCCTTTTTGGAAATAACTCGCTAGCCGCCTAAATAACCTAAATAGCCGCACGGCTTTATCCTTTCTAGGGCTAGAGATGACTAGCCCGCCACTGAAGTTTAAGCCCATAAGACGCGGGCAATTTCTAATTTTTGCGTTAGGTCTTTAACCGCCTTTGTCGCGTAAGTCAAACTGTAACTATGCTCGCGTCTTATAGTGCCGTCCTTTAGCCCTTTTTGGTGCGCTTTGGCTTTTTCTAGCTGTGCCGCGAAATATTCTAGGCTTTGCGGCATTGATAGGTTAATCTCCTCCGCCTTAGCCTCCCAATACTCGGCTTTACGCGCTTTTTCGTCGGCGATTTCTCGCTCTTTTACACTGTTTCCCATCCTATTCCAGTTGCGCTCGATTAGCGCCCTGTGTCTGTGCTCGCTGTGGTGTCCGACCTTTATCGGCTCGGCGAGTTTTAGAAATTCCGCACCCTCTTTGCTTTTTTGATACCACTCAAAGCTCTTTTTTGCGTGCAACGCCTGCGAATTTCTGTATTTATCGGCTTTTTTCGCCGCGTAGTTCCCCTCTAGCCTTACAATGGAATAATAAAACTTACCATTTCCTTCTGCTATTAGGTTATAGACCTCGCACTCAACCTCTTTACCGTATTGTGTTTCAAGGGTGATAACTTCGCCTTTGTCGTGCTTTTCGTCGCACTCGGCGACCCATACGTTAGGGCAGTATTTTTTAAATTTGTTCATCTTTTCTCCTTTTGGTTTTTGTATCCTAAAGCAAGCCCCGCGAGTTGTGTTAAACCAAATTTTTACCTTAAGGAGATTAAATGCTTGCGTGAGTTTGCGGGACTTGCGTTAAGATACGGTGGCGGACGGCAGGAGTCGAACCTGCATTCCAAAAGCTCGTTTTCCGGACGTCCAAGAGTTTTCCGATTAGCATACGTCCGCCATATAAAATTGCGTGGATTTTTCAAGCTCTGAATATGCCGTAAAGGCAAAACACGCGCGATCAGGGCTGGTCTGGCTAGGGCAATATCGCTTCCCTAGTGCGCTAACCCGTAGCTTTAGGTTACGTAACCTCGGCGTGGGTCGCCTTGTCCATTTGGATAAGTGAATATTACCAAAGATAATATAAGAGTAAGCTTAAAATTTATTATCAATAGTAATATTTTCTGAGATATAATTCTTTAGAAACTTTTTATTAAAAAGGAGTAACGATGGCGAGGAAAATACTGTTTGCTATACTAGCAGTTTGTTTGCTGGGGCCTATGGGCTCTTTTGCTTACGGCAAGAGCGTGAGCGGCTACCATAAAAGAAACGGCGCTTACGTAAAATCCTATCACAGGACGAGCAAAGATCGCACGCAGAGAAATAATTGGTCGTCGAAAGGCAATGTAAACCCATATACGGGTAAAAAAGGCACAAAAAGGCCTAAGTGGTAAAGGCAAAAAATGGCTAAAAATAAAGTTATTGCGGGAGCTTATGAGGGTTGGGACGTAGTTAGGAGTTTTGGGATAGTAACTTTTCATACAATGAAAGAGGGCGGGATGTTCCTCGGGAAAACAGTATATTTAGACGGAAACATAACGCACTACGAAATACTTGACGAAAATAGTACCAAATCTGCATCAAGCGCCATAATCAGGGGCGGGCTGGGTGCTGTTTTATTAGGACCAATAGGGCTACTTGCTGGATTTAGTGCAAAGAATAATAAGGTTAAATTAATAGCCTTAAAATTCAAAGACGGACAAGAATGCGTGGTAGATGTTGACGACAAGATTTTTCAAATCATCTTAAAATATTGCCACAATGCAAAATCAAGCTTTGACGATATGCCCGTATCACAGCAAATTGAGCAAAAAACATCTGAAGCTGATGAAATAATGAAGTTTAAAGATTTGCTAGATAAGGGCATTATAACGCAAGAGGAATTTAACGCAAAGAAAAAGGAAATCTTTAAAATTTAGCGTTTCCTCCACTCCCACGGCGGGATAGGCTCTTTATCTCGCCAAAGCCCGAGCTTTTGAGATTTCGCATTGCTTTCTTGCGCGGTATATTTCTTTGAAAATTTGCGATACGCCCACGCATAGCCATTTTCTACCATTTGGGCGTTGATGTCCGCTCCGTTTAGATAGATCGTGCCGATCGTGCGCTTGTATCTATCTTTGCCGTTTTCATCGACTTCTACAACTTCGCCCGCTATCAAATTTGCCAAAAACTGCTTTGACTTCTTGCCGTAGGGCTGCTTGAGTTCGGGCGCGTCAATGCCGAATAGCCTTACTTTGATTTGTTGTTTATCTTGCAATATCGTGATCGTGTCACCGTCTGAAATTTTAACGACTTTGGCAGGGTGGGCGAGAAGTGAGAGGGCTGCTAGGACAAGGAATAACATTTGCTTCATATTTAAGATTTCCACTCATTTTAAGCATTATTATAGCAAAAAGCGTATATTATAACACTCGATTGAGGCAAAAATGAACGAAAAAGACATAAAAATACAAGTGATCGACTGGCTACATAAAAACGAAAAGCACGCAGTTATTGTCCCAGAAGTTACTTTGGGAGACAGCTTTTATGATAGGGTAAGGGCTGATGTTCTTGCGCTCAATGGCTCAATTTCTATTTATGAAATAAAATCCGAAAAAGATACTCTAGACAGACTTGATAACCAAATAGAAAAATATACAAGATATGCAAACAAAGTATCGGTAGTTGTTGATAGTAAATTTTTAGGCAAAATGGTTTTACCAGATAGTGTCGGTATATACACGATTAACAACAAAAAGATTGAGGAAATCAAAGAGCCAAAAGTCCGAGAATTGAGTGTAGATATTTATTTAAAATACTGGTGGGGTATAGAATTTAAAAAAGCATTAAGAGGTATCCCGTATGCCTCAAACCTACATTTAGAAGCTGCTATGTCTAAATTTAAAGAGCTTTTTACTGATGAAGAGATAAAGAATTTAACTCTTATTAGGTTAAAAGAAAGATATTGCAAAGAAAGCAATATCATAAAAGAGCTTATCAAAAACAAAGAATATGATAAGCTTATGCCTAAGAGAGTTTTTGAAAAAGAAACGAAGAATATCAAGGTAACCCCTATTGTTGATATGCCAAAAGGCGTTCTAATGGGGTTACCGCATAAAGACTTTTTATTTTAGTAAATTTGCCATAACTGACATATGGTGTGTCATCATATTTGTTTTCCAGCTAGCGGGACTTCCTGTATTCTTGCCGCCGATATTTTCATCGATAGTATCTTTTATGTATTGGCATCCGCAGCAATGGTCTTCACTCAAATATTTATTTGAGTTAAATATCTCATTTGCTATTTCTGGATACTTTTTGAATTCTCTTATGCAATTTGACTTATACACCATAATGTCCCCATTGTTTAAAGTGTATTTCACCATAGGGTAAAATCCATATACTGGTGTATTTTCATCTGTAAATTTATTTTTCTCGTCTATTGTATAATCTGAGTAATATAAGTCTAAATTTGTATATTTTTCCCTTAGCAACAGATATGTTTGTAAGAGGTTGTTCTCAACAATACATCCTGCGTTAAAATCTTCATCTTCATAGCTAGGAAAGCAATTAGATGTAACTGGGAGCAACGACCCGCATATTACTATCTTTTTGATACTTTCGTCTATCATTGCCAACATATGGTCTATGGTGTTGGAAAAATACTCAAGCATAAGATCGGTGCTTGTTATTTTATAGGCGTAATCTATGTCTATAAAAAATGTAATGTTATCAAACGTATTTAGCATTAGCAAGATGGTTTCAAGATTATCTGGGATTTTTAAGCTAGCAATACTATTTAGTTTAACTGCATATTCCCTGAACCCAATGCTTATTAGTTTTTTCATAGATAGTATTATGTCTCGCTTTGACAGAACGTCAAAATGAGAAGAGTTAATAACTGGGATCATATCAGGGAACAATAGATGTAATTTCTCAAATGTATCAACACTCTCTTTAAAGTTATGCAAGAACTCTAAATTCAAAAAGAATTTCCTGTTGGTAAAAGATAATTTTGATAACTCTACCTTATCTTGTTGAAAAACCTCTATAAGCGGCACAATACTTTCTTTGGTTGAATATTCAAGTTTGTTATAAGCTGAAACATCGACTTTTTCATTGTATTTTAGTATTGGTATGTATTTCATATTTTATCCTTTTTGATTTGAACTTCTAGTATTTTTTCTATCCCCCTCTCTATGTTTCGAGTTTTTATTTTTGCCGCCATACTTTTATCTACATTTGTCGTATATACTCCGTCTTCTTTTTCTGCTCCTTTAAGTGCTATGTCAAGCTCGATATTTACAATATTTCTTTTTTCTTCCAATGTTAGACACTTGTTGTTTTTTGCTACACTATGATCCCAGTCTTTATTTCTACCAAGCTCAAGAGCCGACAGTAGCTCCGCATATTCTTGTTTTGGTAAATTATTAATGTAATCATTAGCCTTTTCTTCATTGAGTGCTTTTATTGCATTTGCATTTTCTCTTATCTTTTTTGTATTAATATTTTCCATAGTTGTAAAATCTCCTTTTTAACTTATTGGGTTTAATGGCTTAAAGCTTTTTCAAGCAACTTATGTTTTATTTTATTTAGTCTTAAAAATAGTCTTTCTACATCTCGCACCTCCTACCTTATCTCCTGACCCGAGCATAACCCCTTGTAAAATTTTGTAGTAGGGATTATTTAAAACCTCTTTGAATTTATGGAGTAGCTACCGACTAGGCGCCCTATTTTATGCCCTGGTCGTCAAATACTAACCCTTTGTAAAACTCGTAATGTACCTTTCCACAAACTTTGCCTAAAATCTCGAAATTTTCGTCGGGAGCTATGGTTATGTCGCCGTAGCTTCTGTTTATGCTCATCATCCTTATGCCGCCCCTGGGCATAAATTCTACTTTTTTGATATACACGGCCTCATCAGACCTCACGACATAGACGCCGGCTATCTTAACAAAGTCGTAGCGGTGGTTTACCATATCGATTATCGCCACGTCGCCTTCGTAAAATTCCGGTTCCATACTATCGCCTACGATCTCGATAGCCCTTAAATTTTCAGGATTAAGTTTGCCTATGACGTGTCGCTCGACGGGAACGTAACCCTTCGTATTTAGCATAGCGACGTCAAAGAAGCCCTCGCTGCCTGCGCCCGCTACTATCTGAAGCTTCGGGATAAGAACCGCATCTTTTAATTGGCGATCCTCCGGGACAAGGTGGGCGTACCTTTCGAAATTGTCTTTTAGCTCTTTTTTTACGATGTCGCTTTTACTTTGAGTTTCGTCATCAAATAAATCTACGACGTTTTTACCTAGAATCTCTGCTATTAGTGGCAACTTTTCGAGCTCTGGCTTTGATGATTTTTTCTCTTTGCCATTTTTGCCTATTTCCCCGGGCTGTGTTTCGTAATGCGCTACAAGCCCTTGTGTTATCCCTAGCTTCTCTGCAAACTGTGCCTGCGTGAGCCCCGCCTCTAGTCTAAAAGCCTTAATTTTTTGATGAATATTCATTGTTAAAATCCTTTCTTAAATTTTATCAATTTTAAAATTATCAAAGATAATATTAATTAAGCCAGTTTTCAAATTATCAATGATAATATTACGCCTATGAAAACTTTAAACTTAACTCAAAAACAAGTGGCGCAAGAAATCGGAGTTACTCAAGGAGCGGTTTCTCTATGGTTTCACTTCAAGAATACGCCGACGACGCAAAACGCTAATGCTATGAAAAGGCTTTACGGCTGGGATACCGAAATATGGGATAGCCCTGAAAAACTCTATGCCTTTTGGAAGAATAATACCCACTTATTCGGCGGTCTGAAAATACTACGAAAGGCAAACAATGGTAACGCCTAAGTATGATATTAACAAGACCTTTAAGCTATCCAACCAAAACATAGCAAACATCCTAAAAATCCAAGACAAAAAAGGTTTTAGAAACGATAGCGAAGTCGTGAGATTTGCGCTTGATTTCGTGGCCGTTTTGATTGATAGAGAACTAGAGACGGCAACGATAGCCAAGGTTATTGAAACTATGGCTAACGACAGCCAAAAAGGCTAAAAAATGAGATCAGTTTATACGCGCTTTTCAAGTATCAGACATTTATGCTCGCCTTTGCATTTGCCGTTTTTAAACAAAGGGCAATTTACGCGGGCTATTTTTGAGTTTTTAAAAAGGACGTTGGCGTCTACTTTAAATTCCTTGCCGTTCTCGTCCTCTAGGAAGCAGATAAATTCTTTTTCAAACCAAAACGGCTTGGCGCCGAAATATCTATTCGTCAAAAATCCGCAAGCAAACCCAAAAGAGAATATAAGCAAAACCGTAAGAAAGATAGCAAAGGACGTAAAGCCGTTGAGGATAAGGGTTTTAAACGAGGCGTCTAAAACTTCAAACATAAATAATCCTTTAGAATCGATAAAGGATTATACCAAAAAGGCTAAAAGATGAGTTATAAGCTAGCTGCCGCAAACCCCGCAAAAACGAATGATACAGCAAATAATATCGCGCCCGTAAGATTTAATTTAGTCCGCGTGGATTGCTTTAAAAAATATGAATTTTCCATCGGCTCGGCAAACGGGACTTGCATAGCCATCAGCGCTACGCCCGCAAAAAACAGCGACAATGAGCCAAAAAATATAACCTCGTTGTTTAGAACCTTGACGCTAAACGATAAAGAATACATAACGCCGATAAATCCGAGTGCAATTAGCATTTTATACCACCTATCCAGTATCAAACTTTTTAAAAAAGTTTCCATAAAAAAGCCCTTTGAGTTAAATTTTTCTAGCAAATCGATTATAGCGCAAAAGGGCTTTTTTATGGATATTTCTAAAAAAGGAGAGCAGATGAACGAAGATAAAAAAATAGTAGCGAAAGCCAAAAATAAAGCTTTTCGCAAGTCGCTAAAAAAGATGATTAAGGGGCTTGACAAGCTAGAGTGGAGCGACCAAGCTAAGATAGTAAAAATGCTAGCTAGTTATTGCGGGCTTGTTGCTCGTTATGAGTAGCGAGTTTATCCAAAGTAGGTTTTATGCCGCTAGCGATCGTGTTAAAAAGGGTTGCAATATTATCGCCGACTAGCGAGGCGTATTCTTTTTGATTAATAGTCTGTAAAGCCGTCTGTTTTTCTATGACGGCTTTCGTCAGCTCTAGAACGATTTCTTTGTCTGTCATTTAAGTCCTTTGTTTTGAATTTCTTAGCTTGGTCGCTTGGAATTCTACTAAGGGCTTAAATGAAAGTCAAATTTAAAAGGCTAAAAAATGATCGCTGAAACATCGTTAAAAGCATATCGCGCCATAAAGCCGTTTCTAAACGGCAAACGGGCGCAAGTATATGAATGCTTTAAATTGCATCCAAACGGCGCGACGCGGCAAGAAATAGCGCGCTGGTACAAGTTCAAAGAGTGCGGCGTATGCGGTCGCGCAAACGAGCTGATAGAGCGAGGCTATCTGGTAGTAGTCGGCACGAAAAAAGACGCCGTTACGGGGCATAGCGCGGAGATTTTAAAAGCCGTTGAGAGGGTGGCGTAATGCCTAGCATTGATTTTGTGATTGTCTCTTTTGCGATCGGCATTATTTTGTTTGAGCTTATTAATTACTTCAAATTTAGGCTGTGAAATGAAACTTTTAGCACTCTTGATTTGGATAATTTTAAGCTTTTTGGCGATTTGCCTTTTTGCGTCGGCTGCGTTTGCGTGGCTGACGGTAGAGAAATTTAAGGGGGATGAGGAATGAACGAAAGCGAAAAAGCGGTATTTGAATTTATTAAAGCCGAAATAAAAAAGGCGGAGACGGACGAGTTTGTTTATATTCGGTCTCAAAAGATTATAGAAGCTGCAGAAATTAGCCGTAATACTTTTCATAAGGTCGTCAAGAGTCTTAAGCGAAACGGCGCATTGATCATAGACGATTATACCTTAAGTTTCGGCTACAAGTTGCCTAAGGAGAAAAACAATGAATGAAAATTTAAACAACGGCTACGCAATATGCCCTAATAGCTGGATATTCGATAAAAAATTGAGTGTTGAGGACTTGCGACTGCTTTTGTATCTAGCGAGTAATCCGAGCGGCGATATATTAGAGCTATCAAAGCTTTTTAGCCTTGCTAATTCTACTACCAGCAAGCGGCTAACTAAGCTTAAAAAGCTCGGCTACATTGAAAAGATTAAGGGCGTATTTCAAATTTCGGGGGGTGAGCTGTGAGTAAAAAACTATTTTGGATAAAACTTAAAAAGGATTTTTTCGATGACCCTAAAATTTTAAAAATAAGAAGTGTGGCCGGCGGAGATACCTACACCTGCATCTATCTTAAGCTTCTATTAAAAAGCTTAGACGATGACGGCGTTATATTTTTTGACGGCATAGAGCCGACGATAGAAGCCGAGATCGCGCTAAAAATAAGGGAGCAAGAAATCAACGTCAAGGCTGCTATGGCTATTTTTGAGAGCTTGGGGCTATTACAAAAGGGCGAGGATGACGACGTGAGACTGCCCGAAGCTGTAAGCCTAAGCGGCGGAGAATGCGACAGCGCAAAGAGAGTTAGGGAATTTAGAGCCAAACAAAAAGAGGCTAAAGCGTTACATTGTAACAGCGCGGTAACAAGCGGTAACAAAAACGTAACCCTAGAGAAAGAGATAGAGAAAGAGATAGAGTTAGAGAAAGAAGAGGCTAACGCCTCTACGCACGTGCGCACGCGTGAGAGCGAGAAGCCCGACCCCGAACCTAAGCGATTTAAAAAACCGACCCTAAAAGAACTTGAAACCTACAAGCAAGAGACAAATTTAAATCTCGTCGATTGCTCCGCGTTTTACGACTTCTACGAAAGCAAGGGCTGGGCGGTAGGCAAAGCCCCTATGAAAGATTGGCGAGCGTCTATGCGCAACTGGCAAAGAACCGAGGCGGAGCGAATAGCTAAAAGAGGATCGCCGCCTATTGCAAAAGACAAAAGGCAGGATGCGACGACGGTAGATTATGACGATTTAGCGCGTTTCGGGTTTAGGAGCAACGACGCGATAGAGTGCGAAATACTAGAACTAGGGGCAGATTATGGCGATAGATAGGGTCGAGCTGATAATGCAAGCGGTGGAGTGCAACAAAGTCCAAGCGATGATTTACGAGGACGAAATTAGAGACATCCCCGATAGCAGGCTTATGGATTTTTTCAAATTTAGGCTGCAATTTTTGGAGCGCTACGTAAGCAAAGAGCTAGCGATGAAAAAAGCTATCACCGCGTATAAGACTATCCTAGCCAAAGAGGCGATAAAGCAAGGCAAATACGCCTTTGATAGCCTTGAGGCGATGATCGATTTTATCAGGCAAGCGTACAAAGGGCAGGAGTTTTGCTACGGAGTGCCGCCGTTTTACGACGTGGTGCGGCTAGCTATCGACGAGGATGGCGACATAATAAATAAATTCTCCGTGAATAGCTACGGTAAATACCCTAAGCTAAGCGGCGAGGATACGCAGGCGGTGTTTGAGTGGCTATTTAATCATCAATACCGAATAGGCGAGGTTAAATTTATCAGCGTAGAAAATTCGGCCAGATACCAAGCTAAAAAGCAAGAAATAGAGCTACGCGAAAAAGGGCAAGATCAAATCATCGACAAAATAAACAAAGACCCGGACGCGCCGCTGCCTATCAGCCCTAAAGTCGGCGCAATGCTAGCCATAAGGACGGCAGTATGAAACTAGAGTTTAGACCAAAAGGTGCAACACTATTTTACGAGGTATGGATGGTTGATTTTGTGCGAAATATCGTGAGAATAAAAATTGCGGGCGGAGAAGCACAAGAGGAAATATTGAGCGAGGGCGAGCTAAGAGTAAAAGGCGAGCAAGGGATGTTGTTTTGAAACTATCCAAAACCGAAAATCTAAAATTTAGGCAATTCCTAGCATACGAATACCCCGTTTGCCAAATATGCGGCAAAGCTCCGAGCGACGACGCGCATCACGTGAGATACGGCTGTTATGGGGCGGACAAAGACGACCGCAAACAAATAGCTGTATGTAGAGCTTGCCACGATTGGTGTCACGATCACAAACACGAGAGTATAGAAAAATACGAGGAGCTAGCCGATGAGAATTGGGCGGAATATGAAGCTAGTTTATAAGTTTGAGATAACGGGGCTAGAGTATAACCCGGTGCCGTATAAAAGGACGACGCAGAGGGCTAAATTCGTAAGTAAGGATTATAAAAAATATCTCGAATGGAAAACTTTGTTGGGAGATACCTTTTGCGCATCTAATCCGGACGCGCCCAAAAGAATAATCAGGCGCGGCAAAGACTGGCACGCCGTGCCGGAGCTAAGCGGGGCGTACTTCGTGGAGACCGTAGCGATATACAAAGACAAAACGCACGGCGACACGGACAACGTAGCCAAAGGAGTACTGGACGCGTTATTTAAAAACGACAAATACGTAAGCGGGAGCTGCCGCTACGAATACGGCGCAAGCGGCGGGATAAGAGTTATGATTTATGAGGCGGGCGAGTGATGAACCACATTGAGGGGTTTTATCACAATGCGGATTTGATAAGATTTTTTTCATTGGGTAAAAATTTCTTTAAGAATACAAACGAGAAGAAGCTAAAGGCCGAAATAAGGCTATTGGGATCGTCGTTATTCGTAAAGCCACCGAAATATGTGAGAAAACTAATCAATAGCGGTAATTACGTAGCTATGCCGGTGCGTACCGCAGATAAAGCGGAGTTTGATGAATTTTATCAATTGACCGATAAGACTACGATCGGATTTTACAAAGTGAGAGGATAAGATGCCGACGCTATTTAAACGCTGTAAATGCGGGGCAAAGATAAAGATAAACGAGAGAGCGTGCGAGCGGTGCAGAGCGAGCGCTAGCGCGGGAGCAAACAAGATGTATAACGTTTTTGGTAGAAACAAGGAAGCGGACAAATTCTACCAAAGCAAAGAGTGGAAAGCGGTGCGAGCCATAGTCAAAGCTAGGCAGCCCTTTTGTGTAGCGTGCGGCAAGCCTACGCAGATAATAGACCATATTGTGCCGATAGAACACGGCGGCGCTACGCTAAACCTTGATAACCTGCAAGGGCTTTGCAGGAGTTGTCACAACAAAAAGACTGCGCAGGATGAGGAGAAATTTAAAAAATGATGGGTAGGGGCAGGTCAAATCTCTACGACCGAGACGGCGAAACATCGGACGGGTGCATTTCATTTTTTGCGCGCCGTATTTTTGAGAAATTAATAAAGTCAAGTGAGAACAAAGTCAAGTGATAAACGGTAAGTCAAGCGACGATTTATTGTCAAAAGCTGAGGCTATGGATATTTTAGGCATAAAATCAGCCGAAACTATGAGCCGAATAGCAAAGCGGCACGGGGTAAGTACGATAAAGGAATGGAAAAACGTATTTTACCCAAAGGATGAAATTTTAGAACTAAAAGATAGGCGAGAAAAAGATCGGGCTAGCAAAAAACCCAACGCAAATTTTAGAGCCAAAAAAAGCGAAAAACGCACCGAGCTGATAGTCAAAAACGAAGCCAAAAAAGCAGACAAACCGCAAACGGCAAATTTGCCCGTCACAGCTAGCGACGCGATGGCAAATGAATCAAGCCTAAAAGAGCGTATGAGCGCAGTCGTCAAAGAGCTAAAAGAAATAGGACTTTATGAAATTTGCGACAAGTCGCTTATTTACTCATACTGTCTAACCGAGATCAAGCTTGACGAGGTAGCCGCGCAGATGCGAGAAAATTTTACGACCTACGACGACAAGGGGAACGAAAAGCCGCACCCGCTCACAAAAATTTACGCCGATTTTTTGGCCGCAAAACTAAATTTGGCTAAAGCTTTAGGGTTAGGAGCAGGCAACCGCAAGGGGCTAAAAATAAGCGAAATAATCGAAATAGACGAAATGGAAAAATTATTAAATGGCTAAAATCTTAAACCTCATACCGCGCGACAAGATCATCGTGGATGCAAAACGCGTTATTGCAAAAAAACAAGCCGAATTAAAAGGCACGCCTTATTTTATCGATGAAGAGATCGCACTAAAAGCGATAAATTTTATCTCGCTATTAAAACATACCGCCGGCAAATTTGCCGATCAGCCTTTCCAGCTCTTGCCTTTTCAGATAGAGTTTATCATCGACGTAGTAGCGACTTATTCAAGAGAGGGCGGAACGCGTCGGTATAAGACGGCGCTATTATTTTTGCCGCGCAAAAACGGCAAAACCGAGCTGATTGCGGCTATTTTGCTATTTTTTCTTTTTATCGACGCCGAAAAAGGCAAAGAAATTTATTGCGCCGCCAACGAAACCGAGCAGGCAAAAATCATTTTTAACGCTACCGACTCGATGCTAAGGCGAAACCGTAGCCTAAAGGCGATGTCTACGACATACAAAAGCACGAAGACTATCGAGAAAAATGGCGATTTTTTGGATTTCGTAAAGGTCCTGACGGCAAATGCCGACACCAAAGACGGGCTAAAGCCTTACGTGTTCGTTTATGACGAGCTTCACGCCGCAAAGGACGGCGAGCTTTGGCGAGTGCTTGAAGAGGGGCAGATAAACAGAGACAACCCGCTAGCTTTTATCATCTCGACCGCGGGCTATAACCTACAAGGCGAGATGAAGCGCAAATACGACTATGCCAAACAAGTAAAAGCGGGCATCATCAAAGACGATAGCTTTTATAGTATGATCTTTGAGGCAGACCCCGAAAAATGGCAAGACGAAAGCGAATGGATAAAGGCAAATCCCGCGCTAGGGTATGGCGTTAGGCTTGAAAATTTACGAGATAGGTTCTTAAAAGCCGCTTCAAATGCCGAGGATGAAAATAGCTTTAAGACTAAGCACTTAAACATTTGGTGCAACAGCTCCGCATCCTGGATAAGAGACGACGTATGGCAGAAAAATTTTATCCCAAATTTTGACGCAAAAAGGCTAAATACCGCCGTTTCCTACGCGGGGCTTGATTTAAGCTCTACTACCGACATTACCGCCTACGTCATAATGTCGCACCTGGACGGCATTTTCCACATAACGCCGTTTTTTTGGGTACCGTTTGAAAACGCAAGCGCGCGAGCCAAAAAAGACCGCGTGCCGTATATTGACTGGATAAACAAAGGCTTTATCCGCGCCACGCAAGGGAACGTTATCGACTATGACGAGGTTCAGAGGGATATTTTAGAGATAAACGAGAGATTTAACATAAAATGTACTGCCTACGATAGGTGGAATTCTGCAAAAATCATAACAAATTTAACCAATGAGGGGCTAGAGCTTACGCCGTTTGGGCAGGGCTTTGGCTCGATGTCGGCTCCGACAAAAGATATTTTCGCGCTTGCGCTATCCAAAAAGCTAAACCACTTCGATAACCCCGTGCTTAGGTGGATGGTTTCGAACGTCGATCTGCAAATAGACTCCGCCGAAAACGTAAAGCCGGACAAGAAAAAGGCGCGTGAGCGTATAGACGGGGTCGTCGCTTTGGTAATGGCAAACGGCATCAGGCTAGTTTGCGAGGCGCAAACGTCCGAGACCAGTCCATACCTGACGGGCGACATTAGAAGCTTTTAGTCGCCTAGCGCCTCTTTGAGCGCCTTATATTTTTGCGCCATTTCATAGTTTTCAAACCAGCTTCTAATCCACGACGGGAATGGTTTATTTTCGCCATTCCAGTTGTTTATCGAATTATAACTAAGCCCCGTCATTGCTGACAGCCCTTTTTTGTCTAAATTTAGCTTTTTTAGCCAAGCCGTAAACTCCGCTCTAGTCATTTTTTAGCTTCTTTTCGATACGTTCGAGTCGCCACTCGTTTACTCCGACCCAAGCGCTCAAAATCAAAATCAAGATAAATTCTAAGCTCATTTTAGCTCCTTTGTGATATAATAACGAAAGTAAAAGATGAAAATCCCGCAACCTGCGGGCTAGTTTGAGCTTTATGATAGCAGCTTGATAAAGGCCGCTATGTAAAAAGCTATCTGTAAGATTGTTGCTACCAACCTTAAGACGTCAAACGTTTTCATCTTTTTTCCTTTCGTTTTTTATTTCAAAGGCTTTAACCCCTTTGATAATCAAATTATATCAAATAATTACTTAAAAATATCTTTTAATTACTATTGTATTATTAAATTCTGCGTTATCAGAAAGATATTACCTTGACTTCTCCCGATTCCCCCTAAAAAACCGCTAGTATGAGCAAAAAAATAAAAAGTAGGCTGATGTTTGGATTTTTAAAAAAGAAAAATTTACCGAAACTAACGCGTAGCGAAACGGGCGAGATGTTTGCGCCGACGGCAAACGGCGGGGTGTCTATAACCGCCGATAGCGCGATGAGAATATCGGCCGTTTATGCTTGCGTTAGAGCCATCAGCGAGACTATCGCCACATTGCCTTTTGAAATCTACGAGAAAAGAGGCAAAGGCAAAGAGCCGGCCGTAAACCACCCCATAAGAAATTTAATCAAGATCGCGCCAAACGAGAAAATGAATATTGCGCAGTTCTTAGAGGCAGTTTTAACCTCTATGCTGCTTCGCGGTAACGCATTTTTGCGCCCTGTAAGAGCTAGAAACGGTGCGGTGGCGAGCATAGAGTTTTTAGACCCTAGCAGAGTAACCATTAACGACGACGACGAAATTTATTATACCTATACGAGCAAAAAAGGTACTTTTAAATTTTCGCTCGAAGATGTGGTAAATATCCCTTATTTCACGATTGACGGGCTAAACGGGTTAAGCCCCGTCGCAAAATGCAGAGCGTCGCTAGAGCTTACGCAAGTAGCCGAAAATCACGGCAGAAATTTCTTTAAAAACGCTGCGCTACCAAACGGCGTGATTGAAATTCCGCAGGAGCTAAATAACGAGGCCTACGAAAGAATGAAAACTTCTTGGCACAAGGCCTACTCAAACGAAAACGCTTACAAAACGGCTATTTTAGAAGCTGGGGCGACATATAAAGGCATAAGTATTCCAAACAAAGACGCGCAATTTTTGGAGCTTAGGGATTTTCAGGTAACCGACATCGCAAGGATGTTTAGGGTGCCGCCGCATATGATAGCCGATTTAAGCAAAGCCACGTTTTCAAATATCGAGCAGCAAAGTAAGGAATTTGCCGAGTTTACCATCTTGCCGCTCGTGGTAAAGATAGAAAAAGCGCTAAATCATAGACTTTTAACGCCTGACGAGTGGGACAAATATTATTTTAAATTTAATATCAACGCGATCACGCGCGGCGATATGAAAAGCCGCTTTGAGGCTTACAATTTAGGGCGCAATATGGGCGTTTATAGCGCAAACGAGATAAGAGAATTGGAGGATTTAAACCCTATCGAAAACGGCGATATTTATCTTCAGCCGCTAAATATGGACGAAGCGGGCAAAGCCCAAGAAAAGGATAGTAATGAGTGAAATTTTGCAACGAAAAGCGAGTCTAAAAAGCTCAAACGACGAAACGAAAACTTTAAATTTCGTGATCGTAAGCTCGGATAACGCCTGCACGCGCTTTGACTGGGCGAGCGGCAGATACTACACGGAGACGCTAGACGTCAAAGGCGCGCAGTTTGGCGAACTAAAGACGATGTTTAAAGACCACAACCCAAGCGTCGATAACGCCATAGCTAGAGTAGAAAACGTCAGAGAGGAAAACGGCGAGCTAGTATGCGAGTGCGTTTTTGCAAGCGATGAAGACAGCCAAAAGATTTATCGCAAATACGCGGACGGCGTCTTAAGCGACGTAAGCATAGGCTACAGCGTTAAAGATTTTAAAAAGACAAAAGGGGACAAGATAGATGACGTACTCGTGACTAAATTTAATATCTTGGAGCTAAGCGCAGTTTGGAAAGGCGCGGACAAGGGTGCTAAAAAGCGAGAGGACGAAAGAGTTGCCGAAATATCGGCTTATCAAAAGGCGAAAGCAAGAAGCCTAAATCTAAAACTAAAGGAGCTTCAGTTATGAAGAAAAGACTACAAGAACTAAAAGATAAGGCAGGCGCGCTGCTTGCTAATATGCGCGGCATTTTAGACGGCGCGGCTAAAGAAAACAGAGCTACGACCGAAGAGGAAAACGCTAAATACGACGCGATGGAGGCCGATTTTGAGAGAATGAGCGGCGAGATTAAGAGACTTGAATCGCTAATTAGAAATGACGAGTTTATGTCTGCCGTACCCGAGACCGTGCAGCAAAAAAGCGCCGATGATCCGGATGCTAACTTTTGGCGCTACGTTAGGGGCGTGCCTTATGAGAGAGACGCGCTATCGACTGTCGACGCAAACGGCGGCTACACCGTGCCAAAAACGTTTCAAACCTCCGTAATAGAGCTTTTAAACAAAGAGTGCTTGCTGCGCCGCCTTTGTTCGGTAATGACGACCGAGAACACAAATTTAATCCCTATCGAGGCAACGCGACCGCAGTTTAGATGGCTAGGCGAGGCTGAGGCATACTCTGAAACTGGGATAAACTTTGCGCAGATCCAAATCGGCGCGCATAAAGGTGGCGGCATCATCAAAATCAGCGAGGAGCTACTAAACGATAGCGCAATTAACGTTGAAAGCTATGTTAGGCGCAAAATGGCGGACGGCATTGCCGTGCTTGAAGAAGAGGCGTTTATTGGCGGTAACGGAACGCAAAAGCCAAAAGGGTTGCTTGACGGCATAACTACGGGCATAACTACTGCGGCGGCGGGCAAATTTACGTCTGATGAGCTAATAGATATGCTTTACAGCGTAGCGGTAGGCTACAGACAAAACGGCGTCTGGTTGGTTTCCGACGTATTCGAGCGAGAAGTAAGAAAACTTAAGGATAAAAACGAGCAGTATATTTGGCAACAGGGCTTTACGTCCGATGCGCCTAATACGCTACTGGGGCATCCTGTCTACGTGAGCGAGTTTATGGGTAACGAGCTAACTACCGGCAAAACTCCCGCGATTTTCGGCGACTTGAAGTATTATCAAATCGCAGACCGTGGCTCAATGGGCTTACAGCGCCTAAACGAGCTATACGCAGGTAACGGGCAGGTCGGCTTTAGAATTCACAAGCGCGTAGACGGCAAGCTAACTATGGCAGATGCCGTTAAAAGCTTTAAGATGAAATAAATGAAGCTCGAAATCTTAGAGGGCGGCGACGCTCTCTTTTTAACCCTAGACGAGGTCAAGAGCTGGCTAAGAGTAATCGGCGACGAAGAAGACGGGCTTTTAAAGTCGCTTATTTTGGCAGCCGAGCAGTTCTTTGAAAACCATACGGATCGCGTTTTAATGCCGAAAAAATTCAGGGCGACCTTTCTAAACGAAGCGGCAATCCTTCCTAAAAGCCCGGTAATACAAATATCTAAACCGCAAAATGCAAGCGTATTATGGGATAGGCAAACGGCGCAAATTTTAGGCATGACGTCGGGCGAGGTGGAATTTAGAGCCGGGTACGAAACGATACCGCAGATTATTAAAATTTGGGCGCTAAACAAAATCGCTTCGTGGTACGAGAATAGAGAAAACGTAGCCGTCGGTACTATAGTTTCAAAATTTGACAAATCTCACATAGACGTCGTTTTAGACCAATTCAAGGTAAGGCGGTTTTAATGAGAATCGGCAGGCTTAGGCACTTAATTACTTTACAAACGCTTCAATCCGTGCGAAACGAATACGGCGAGGTTGAAAAAGGCTATGCGGATTTAGCCAAGGTTTGGGCTAGTATAGAGCCTATTAGCGCAAATGAGAAATACTTACGAAATCAAGAGAATATGCAGATCACGCATAAGATAGAAATTCGCTTTTTAAAGAGTATCGGCGTAACAACGCAAATACTTTTTAATGAGCGAAAATTCGAAGTAAAGAGCGTAATAAATCCGCTCGAAAAAAACGAAAAATTGATTTTGCTGGCGACTGAAAATGAGCACTGAGATAGCGGGCTTTGACAAGCTTCTTAATCTAATAGACAAAGTAAAAGAACTGCCGGAGAGAGTACAGAAAAAGGTTTTAAAGGGGGCGGCAATGGACGTAGCAAGGCAGGTGCGAAAGATCGCGCGCAAAAATGCTCCCGAAAAAAGCGGCATCTTAAAGGCTCATATCGTGGCCGTGCCTAGCCGAAGCAAAGACAAGGGCGTTATTAGGGTTGCAGTTTTGGTAAGGCGAAGTAAAAACATAACTAAGAAATTTAAAGACGCGCTAAAAGCGGGTAAAAAAATCCGCACGAACAAAGCCCAAACCAAAACCGACGGCTACTATGCTTATTTCGTCGAACGCGGCACTAAGTACCAAGAAGCGCAAAACTTTTTACAAAATGCGCTAAACGCGGTTGAGCCAAAAATGCACGAGATAGCCGAGAAGCACATAGACGAGTTTTTAAGGAAAAACGGATGGCTATAATTAAATTAGCAAGGCATTTAGAAACAAAGACGGGCGTTAAAGTGTTTGCCTATGAGGCCGACGCCAAAGCCGACGTCCCGTATATCGTCTATCAGATAAACGACCAAAGCGAAAAACTAGCCGTTAACGGCGGAGTGATACAGACTGATTATTTAATAGAGCTTGACGTATACACGAAAACCTTTAAAGAGAGCGAAGCGCTAAAAGAAAAGATCATAAATGCGCTTTTAGACTTTGAACGCCCCGTAACTTCTATCAAATGCGACACGGACAAAGAGGACGGGTTTATATTTTTAACTATTGAGCTTGAATTTTTCGTTTGACTTCTCCCGATTCCCCCTAAAAACAAAATAGAATAGATTAAAAATTTAAATTTACTACAAGGAGCATAAAATGCCATCAGTATCAACAAGTCCCGATTATACCGGCATATCTGTCAAGGTTGCCGATTTGGCTACAAACACAAGTTTTCCTACGACCGTAACATCGTCCGTAGCGGTAGGTCATCTCGATGATTTTCCGACGGTTTATGAGGCCACTAGAGAGGTTAAAAAATATAAGCCGATTAACGACAAGGATTTTTCGCAAATGGTGTCTACGGGATCAGTCGAGTACGGAGCTATGAGTGCGACCGTGCTTTACGACCCAAGCGCAAGCGACGGTATAAATAAGCTTGAAGAAGCGTTTAAAGCAAATAAAAATATCGGACTTATCCTCGAGCTAAACAATTCAAGAGGCGCGAACGGCACGACCTATCTGTTTACCGTAAGGCTATCTAAATTTAGCGTTAAGGGCGAAAAAGACGGCAAAACCCAGGCGGAATTCGCAGCTGAAGTGATCGGCGAACCTACCATTAAGGCGGCGGCATAATGTTAAAACTTCAGAATATAAAAGAGAATTTTAGCGCAGAGGAAAAGGTCGTAAACGTCAAGGCGTGGGGCGGCGAGGTAAAAATCCGCCCGCTCACGATAGCCGAGAGAAACGAAGTTATCGCTACTATGCAAAAAGACGGGGAGCAAGAAAAAGTAGGGCTAGCCGACTTTATCGCCGCGCAGATAAAAACCGCGCATTTTGCGCTAGTCGATCCAAAAATTAGCGAGGATGAGCTAAAGGCGCTACCCGAACGAGCGTTTGAGGGCGTAAAAGAAATTTGCGACGAGGTTGAAAAACTAAACGCAAAAAAGTAGATATGGACGACGACGAGGTTAGGTTTAGATTTAAGCTAGCCTCCCACTTGGGCGTCGTCAACCCGTTTTGGCTTGACTATCTACTGAGCGATAGCGAGCTAAGGGCGTGGGCTGAGTATATGCGCCTTGAACCGGTTATGTCTGACAGGATAGAGGTGCAGCTCGCCGTCATTGCTTCAATGATACATAGTTATCTATCCAAGAACCCGCTGGGGTATGAAGCGTTTAAAATTTCAAGTACGGTTAGTAGAAAGACGGATAAAAAAGCGGAATTTGAAAAGAGATTAAAAGATGTGTTTAAAAAATAAACTTTATGTGAAGCGAGTTGAGCTCTTCCGCCGTAACGTGTTTAAGATCGCTAAGGCGTATTTCGTAGCCTCTTTGATACATCTCTTTTACGCTTTTAAGCTCGGCATCGTGCAAAGCGCTATTTCTAGCCATATTTTTGTAAATTCTATAAGCTACAAACATAACGAACAAAAAAACAAATACGCTAGCGTTTTGCGGAATGCCAAAATACATTTTAACTCCTTTTTTTCTTATTTTACCGTAAAGGTCGTAAAGTATGTCTAAAACCGCCAAAGTAACAGCAGAATTTGACGTAAACACGGGCAAATTTGAAACAGGAGTACAGCGCGCAGCTAATGTCGTTAAAAAGTATAAAACCGAAATAGACTTGGCCGCCCATGCGACCCAAATTCTAGGCGGCGTCCTTAGCGCGGCAAGCTGGGGCAAAGAAAAATTCGATCTGCTAAGCGGCAGTATTATAAAAATAAACTCCGATTTCGAGACTCTCAAAACTTCTTTAACCGGGCTAATCAGCGCGAGCCACTCAAACGTAAATTCGCTCGGTCGTTTAATGGGCGTGCAGGAAAAATGGGCGCTATCTACCAAGAAAGCCGACGATACGCTGCAAAGCCTAAATAAAATCGCGTCAAAAACGAGCTTTAACCTAGATCAAACCGCGCAGATGTTTAAAAGTTTTTATTCGACGGCCAACTCGAATATGAGCCTAAAACAAAGTATTGAAGCGTTTGAGGGATTAGCCAATATGGCGTCCGTAGTCGGTATAAACGTCGATCAGATGATACGAACTCTCGACGGCGTGGGTTCTGGCAAATGGACTTCAAGCGAGCTAACGCGCTTTTTAGAGGGTAGCTTGGGGCTAACCAAAGAAGCTGCGCAAGAGGCTATAAAGGCCGGCAAATACTACGACCTTTTGATGGAAAAAACGGCCGAATTCGCCAAAATGGCGGACGCTACGGGCAATACGTTCGAGGCCGTAACCGAAGCTTTTAAGAGTGAGGTTGAAAATTTAACCAGAAGCCTAACGGGCGGGATGTTTAATAGCTTCAAAGACGGCATAAAAGAGGCGACGACTTTTCTCAAAGAGAATAAAGACGCTATCGTAGGCGCGGCAAATACGGCCGTCGAGCTGGCTAAGCATTTAGGGGCGCTGGGGGCGGCTTATTATGGCGCGAGGATAGCTAATAATCTATACGATAAAGCCGTAAAAGCTATGACGGCATCTGCGTTACTCAGCAATCAAGCGCTTAGCGCAAAAACAAAAGCGCTAGGGCTTTTAAGCATAAGCATAGATAAGGCCAAGACCGCTACGCTTGCACTAAAGGCGGCGTTTAGGACATTTATCCCGGTTGCCGTCATATTCGGCGCGGTTGAGGCGTTTATGGCGCTAAAAGGCAGTATGGACGACGCTAAGATTAGCGGCGATGAGTTAAATAAAATACTAAGCCGCACAAATGAGGAGCTGAAAAAACTAACTAGAAACGAGATCGAATACGAAAAAATAAAACTATCCAAGAAATTTGACGAACAGCAGGTGCAACTACGAGAGTACGAGAAAGAATTAAAAGAATTTGCGGATAAACGAGAATTTTATATCGGTAAATTTAGAAATAACCCTAACTCTAGCTCCCTCGCGCACTTCTTGGGCGTAACGGACGACGGCGTAGCAAAAACGAAATCCGACATAGACGGATTAAAGCGAGAGATAGAGGCTACGCAAAGCGGGCTAAATAGGTACTCGCAAGAACTACAACGCAGAAACGAGAGTGTAAGCCAGACTGCAGAGCTAGTCCGAGGCAAAACGGACGAACTAAACGACGCGCTAGATAAGGCAAGCGAAAAAGCAAAAAACGTAACCACGCTAGGACGCCTAAAAACAGAGCTTGTCGAGATCGACGGGCTTATTAAAAATTTGCAAAAACCGTTAAATGACCCCGAGAAAGAAAAACAGAGGCTCGATACGCTCGAGGCCTTGACGGTCATGCGCGAAAAGACGGCAAAGCAGATAGCTGAGTTTAACAAGCAAGATATAAAAAGCCTGGGCGATATAAACTCTTCATACCGCGAGATAGCGCGCGTGGGGATGAGCGAATACGAGAAAAAACTCGACGACATCAATCAAAAATATAAAAAATGGCTTGAAGACGGCGTTAATAAAGACATCGCCAAAAAAGCGCGCGCTAGCTTAATAAGCGCCCTAGATAAAGAAGAAGCCAATAAAGCCATAAAAGAACATTCAAAATTCCTAAAAGAGAAAGAGGAACTAGAAAAAAAATACTTTGAAACGATCGGCGAATATGAAAAAGCGTGGGCGATCGAAAGCAAAAAATATAAAGAGGAAATCAAAAAATTAGGGCTTACGGAAGAGGACGCTAAAAAATACCTCGAAATTCAAAAGAAAAAATACCTCGAGCCGTACGTCAAACACACAAAAGCCGCCTTTAAAGACATCAAAAACAGCTGGGCTGATACAGTCTCGTCTATGCAAAAAACCGTCGATGACGGCTTTTTTAATTTTTTCATAGGTAAAACAAAAAGCCTAAAAACAGCCCTCAAAGACATCGGCACGAATTTGATGCGCGATCTGATTAGCCCGTATGCGCGTGTCTTGTCGCAGGGCATTTCGGGCGGCTTTGGCGCATTGCTTGGCGGCGGCTCAAATTTGGCCTCTATCGCTTCAAATTTGGGTCTAGCCAAAAACGATAGCGGCGGCTGGATAGGATCGGTCGGCGGCACGACGGTAGAGCTATCAAGTACAGGGCAGATACTTCGGGGTGCGGACGCTCTGGACAAAAGCACGACGAGCTTGCTTAGCTCCGTTTCAAATTTGCAAAGCGCATACTCTTTGCTTACCAGCGGCTATACGGGCTTTATCTCAAGCTTTACCAGTACGCCTGCGCTAAATGCTGCTAGCTGGCTATCTATGCACGGATACGCGGGGCTAGGTCAAGGCGTATACGGCTTTGGCACGGGGGTCAAAGGCGCGCTAACGGCTACGCAGTTTAGCTCTGCAGGCACTGCTCCGTATATGGCGGGGTCGGCGTTTGGCGGAGCGGCTCTTGGATACGGCATAGGCTATCTCGGGGACAAGCTTTTCAAAGCCAACACTTACGCTAGCACGGGCGGAGCGCTTGGAGGAGCCGCGGGCGGTCTGATAGCCGGTATGAAAGCGGGATCGTCTATGGGTCCTTGGGGCGCGGTTATCGGCGCGGTAGCCGGCGCGCTCATCGGCGGAGCGTTTGGTAAGAAAAAAACGACCGGTAGCGGAATATCCGTGCTTCAAGACATAACCGCCGGCGATGCGCTAAGCAACCAAAACATCCGTTCCTACATCGATATGCAAAAGAAAGGCTGGTTCTCAAAGAAAAGCTGGACCGAGATGAGCGACCTAGACGATACCTCTATGAGAGAGATCGGCGCGCAGCTTCGCTCTATGGATAGGATGGCTAGCCGCGCCGGAGCTCTTGCAAGCCTAACCCTAAAAATGGGCAAGTATAGCGGCGAAAGCCTAGCAAACGAGGGCTTTGCAAAAGCAATACTTCGCTCAATGACCGGGCAAGCCGAGCAGATGTGGGCGGAGGTAACAGAGAGCGGCGGCAAGAAGCGAAAAGGCTTGCTAGGAAAAATAGGCGGGGTATTTGAAAAGGCTATGAAATTTAGCCCCTCAAGCATCATCAACCGCATAACTAAACCGCTTGACGACGCCGTAAGCAAGGCGATGAGCAAGGCGGGGTTGGGCGCGATAGATAATATGGCGCGCGGTATGAGGGACGAGTTTGGCAAGGCTAGCGACGGAAATATATTCGGCCTAAAAAGCTCCCGCAAAATAGACGACCTGCTAAATCTCTCTCGCGACGAGACCAACAAAAATCAAAAACTCGTCGACAACCCCGAGTTTTCCAGAATGTGGAAAGACTGGGAAGAGCAAGCGAAAAAGACCAACAAAAAGGTCATCGAGCTAATGAGCGAGAGTTTAGGAGCGATCGCAGATAGCTACAAGAGCCTTGAGCTTTTGACCGTGAGAAATCCTATCAAGCAGGTTGAAATCTCAATGCGTCAAGCCTTTGAAAGCTTCACGGACGCAGCCGAAGCTTTGAAGCTTGATATACCAAAAGAGATGGGAAGTATCGCCGATCTTTCGGTAGAGCGTATGGCGCAGGCATACCGCAAAGCTATCGCGTCAGACTTCACAAAAAGCAACATAGACAGCCTAAACGGCCTAGTCAAGGCCTACGAGGCGGCGAAAAAAGCCCAAGACGAGTACACCAAAGCGGTGGTAAATTTCACCCAAAGCATAGCAAGTACGCAAGGCGGATTTTACCAAGCGCTGGGCTTTGATACGAATTTTCTATCTTTGCAAAACGTCTACACCCGTCTAAGAAACGTTGCGGGCGCCCTAGAGAGCGATTTGGGCGAAAAAGAAAAGAAAGATATAAATAAAATCGGCAGCACGAACGACCCGCGCGCGTGGGCTACGTATTTTCACAATATGAGCGCGGCGCAGATGCAGGAGTTTTTGGCGCGCGGTAACGTAGAAATGCGGGCGGAGTTGGTAAAGTTAATCAGCGAATACAAAAATTTCACTAATCAAAACGGCGGTCGCGAGGTGTGGCTAAAGAGCTTTAGCGACATCGAGGCGATAAGCAAGCAAATAGCCGCCCTAAAGCTAGCCGAAGCCGCGCAAAATACCCTAAATTTGCAGCGCGAACAGCTAAATTTGCTAAACAAGCAAAAAAGCGTCCTTGAAAAAGTAGCCCAAACCGCGCAGAAGCTAAGAGACAGCGTCATAGACGAAAACACGAGCGGGTTAAACTATCGTTTCGCCCTAGAGCGCGCAAGAATCGCCTACAATGCCAAAGACTACGACAGCAAGGCGTATGAAAATCTAAATACTGCGGTAGCAAAACAAGAGCAATATCTAAAACAAACCGCGGGAAGTTATGCCGAATATAAGCTATCTATCCTAAAAATGGCGAGCGAAATAGAGGGCATAACGGGCGCGGCTAGCCTTGATGACATCAACCGCCAGATAAAACGGCTAGAGGGCTTGCTAAATAGTAGCTCAAATTCACAACTAAGCGCGCTTGAAGCGCAAAAAGAAGCCTTGATAAAAGGCGCGAGCGACCAAATCAACGCTATGGAGCTACTGCTTGGCAGCGATAGCCCGGTAGTAAGATACCTAAAAGAGGCGTTAGCCGCGCTAAAAGACGGCAAGGCGGTACCAAACTATAACGGGGCGATAGCAAACGTAAATAACGGCGCGGTAACCGCAAACGGCGCGGTGCTAAGCTCGCAACTAGACCGCGACATAAACGCTATCTACAAAGATGTACTGGGTCGTAGCGTAGAGCAAAGCGGGCTAGACGCGTGGAAACGCAAGGCTCTAATGGAAAATTTGAGCTTACAGCAAATCCGCGAGCAAATCATAAAAACCGCAACCGCGATCACCGGGTCAAGCAATAAAAACGACTGGATAGAGTGGAGCAAACGTCAAGGGTTAAAACCTTATGCAGAGGGCGGCATAGTGACCCGCCCGACAAGAGCGCTAATAGGCGAAGCGGGAGCCGAGGCAGTAATTCCGCTCAAAAACGGCGCGGTAAGAGCGCAGATAGTAGGGGCGAGCGACAACGGCGAACAAACCAGGCTGATGCGCGAATTCGTTAGCGTAGGAAAGGAACTGCTCAAATACGCCAAAGATAGCGCGACGATACAAAAAGATACTACCAACGGGCAAGCCGTAGTGGTAACGATAGATAATTTAGAGCAAATTTTAAGAAAGGCGGCAAATCAATGACATTAGTCGAAAAAACGAGCTATACGGTGGCGAGCAATAACGCTCCGCCCGAAAACACTCCCGCGTGGCAAGAAAACAAAGCATACGCGGCGGACGACAGGGTTTTGTTTCTTAACAAAATCTACATTTGCGCAAAGCCCAACAGCGGCAAAAATGCGCCCAATATGACCGTGGACGAGTGGGTGGAGGCGGGCAGCCCAAATCCTACTAGGTTTCAAGACGAGTACGTAAATACCCAAACAAAAAGCGATACTAGGTTAGAGATAGTTATCAACGTCCCCGAGGCTAGCGTAAATTCGTTTGGGCTTTTTAACGCGGACGGAGCAAAAATCCTGATCTACGATAAAAACGACGCTTTGATTTTCGAGCGGGCGTTGGCGACTAGAAACGATAGCGCCAGCTGGTGGCAATACTTTTTTGGTGCATCTTTCACTTACCGCAACGACGTATGGCACCTAGGCGACGTAGACTACGGCGGGCAAATAAAAATCAAGATAGAGCCCAACGAAAAAGGCGCAAATCTCGGGCATTTAGTCGTAGGTCGCAAGATATTTTTAGGCGATACGCTTTACGAGCCTAGCGTCTCGATGATCGATTATTCAAAAGAATTTACCGACGACTGGGGATTTACGAGACTTCGCAAAGGCGCTACGGCTAAATACTGCGCCGTCAAAGTCATAGTGCCTAGCCCGCAAGTGGATTTCGTAGAAAAAACGCTGGCAAGAACGGCGGGCGAGCTAAACCTTTTTATCGCCGACGAGCGCGAGGACGGGTTTGAGTGTTTGGCGGTATTCGGATATTTCAAGGACAAAGAGGTGGTGATAAGCAACGCCCAAACAAGCGAATTAAGCATAAATTTAAAAGGAGTGATCTAATGGCAAAAACTATAACTAAACTACCCGACGCCCCGAGCGTAGAAAGACCGGGCAGCTTTAATCAGGACGCGGACAAATTCGTGCGCGCGTTAGGCAAATTTACGGACGAGGCTAACGCGTTGGCTTTGGCGGTCGAAACGGCGGCAAAGACCGTGCAGGACGCCGCGTTTTCGGCGCAACCCATACTCGACGCCAAAGACGAGGCGTTGCGGGCTATTAGCGCGGCAACTACCCAACTAGCCGCTGCGCAAAACATAAAAGCCGATGCGGAAAAATCCGCGCAAAAGGCTCAGAGCGCAGCCCAAGCCATAGAGGCGGCGAAAAACTCTTTAGCAAGCGCAAGCTCTACGCTAGAAGAGATGAAAAAGATAGTATCAAACGGCTTCATAGACGACGCGGCTATAAGCGAGAGCAGGACGTATTCAAGTAAAAAAATCGAAGATACCTTCCAGAAAAAGGGCGCGCAGACGGATACATACGCCAAGAGTGAAATAAACTCGCTTCTAGGCGGCAAAGTGGATCTAACGGCATACGCCGCCGACAAACCGACGTTTGCGCTCAAATCGCAACTAGGCGCGTATGTTACGTCTAGCTCGCTAGGAAACTATCTCACGCGCGGGCAACTGGATAACGCGCTAAGTAAATACACAAAAGCGCAAAACATCGCTAGCAATACGATAGATTTTATGCAGGGCGTAAATTTCACGGGTAGCGCAAGCGGGCAAATAACGGCAGGAGATAGAGAGGCGGGTCAAAGCGGGCTAGTGTATATTAGCGGAGGCGTATCCGGCTTTTCAAGCGACTTTGTAATCCTAAACCCAAGCGAAGCGACGTACGGGCAAGGATACGTATTTTTTAGCTACTTCGTGCGCCCGGGCGACAACAAAGTATTAATTTCTTTCATAAAGGCCGCGTAATGTTAAAAGGAGCGTTTTTTTTCGGGGGCAAGGGTGAAGAACCCTATCCCGAAGTAACAAAGATAGTGGTAGAAAACGGACTGAACTATGTTTTGTGGGGGAATGAGGTTCCGAATAGTTTTACGAGAACATACCAAAACATTTGCGAGGCTCCTAACTACCACAAAAACAAACTAGACTTTAGCAAATTTACGAAAATCGGGGCAAACAATTTTAATAATTTTTCTCTAGTTTTGGTCGCTCCTGGTATGACGGAGCTAAATTTAAAATCGTTACAGACGCTTGGGGCTAGCTGCTTTAATAATCTAAGCGGGGATATAAAAACCTTGAAAGCTCCTCTGCTAAGAGAAGTGGATGACAGTTTTTCTACAACTACATTAACAAATATAGATGTACCTTCGCTAGAAACCATTAAGAATACCTGCTTTTCAAACAACTCTAGCGTAGTTAATGATTTTACGTTTCCAAGTTTGCATACTATAACCGGGCAAGGTAATTTTTGCAACCTGTCTAACGTATTTTATTTGACGATGAGGAAATTAGTAAAAATTAGTGGGGCAAACAATTTTAAAGGCTTAACGTCTCTAAGTCAAATAGTAGTAAGCGCGGGGATAGATTCTGCCAGTGAATTCCGTCTCAAATCAGGCGTAGGCGCAAGCAAAATCAGAAAGGTATGACGATGAAACTCACGGCGAAACAAAAACTTCAAATAGCAAAAAACGTAGCGGTAGAGATACCGCTTGAGATTTTGCAGTTTCTCGTCGTGCCTATCGCTTTGCTTTTTTGCGGTAAAGAGAGCGAAAAACTGCCAAGATGGGCGGCGTGGTTTGATGACCCAGACTACGGCATCAATGGCGATGATGGGTGGAAAAACGAGCATTTCCCAAACGGCAAAAATCGCACGTTTTTTGCGCGCCTTTGCTGGCTATACCGCAACCGCATAGGCGTATTTAGCGCGAAATATCTGGGCGTCAAGGTCGAGGACATCGACGCGGGCACAGTGCGCACTCAAGGCGACGCGCTAGCAACATACAACAAAGGGCAAAAATCAACCGAGTGCCTCGTAACGTGCAAGATGAAAGACGGGACGGAGCGTTTTGGCTACTACCGCGAGATACGCTACGGCAAATCAAAATGGTACTGCCGTATCTATCTAGGCTGGAAGCTAATGGACATAGTCGGAATGCGTGAGGACAACAAAGCCGAGTATATGGAAGAGAACGACAAGAAAGTGCTTCAGACGGTTTGGGCGATAAACCCGTTTAAAAGGATAAAACAATGAGCTCGGCGGTCAAGTTTGTAGTCATTGCGGCAATAATTTTGGCCGTCTTGCTTACCATAAATTTGCTAAAGGGGGCGTGATGAATTTTCTAATCGCAAACAAGCTTTGGCTAATCGTAATCGGCGCTCTTGCGGGCGTAATGCTAGGGCTTGGAGTTGAAATTTGGAAGCTAAAAGACGACATCAAAGAAGCAAAAGCGGGGCTAGATCAGGCACAAAAAGAGCTAGCGATAAAAGAGGCGGCTATCCAAGTATCGGCGGCAAATTTAAGCGAGTGCAATACGCGTATAGATTTTCAAAACGAGAAAATCAAGGCGCTAACCGTAAAGCCGCCCGATGTAGTGGCGACGCAGGAGCGCGTAGTGACGAAATTCAAAAAAATAGAAGTGCCGGTTAAGGACGCGCAGTGCGAAAAGAAACTCAAATTTTACGAGGAGTTAATCAATGAAGCAGGCAAATAGAACTGTTCGGCATTTCCGAACAGTTGCACCGATAGCTATTTGCGCGCTATTTTTCGGCGGGTGCGCCAAAGAGCCGCAAATCATCACGAAAACGGTCTATCAAGAAGTGAGAACGCCCGTTGCGTGCCTTGCGAAAATGCCACAAAAGCCGAAATTCGAGGCAAACGATCCGCAAAGCGCGCAGGGTCTTATGGAGTATTTCAAAACCTGCGAGGAACTCTTAAAGGGGTGCGTAGATGATAGAGTTGGCGACTAGAGCTAGAAAATTTTGGCTAAGCAAAAAGGCTATTATCGAGATCGTTTTATCAATCTTGCTAATGTGGCTAGTCACTAAGTGAGGGAGAAAAATGGATGACGTAATAGAGGAGATAGGGCTTTATTTTTGGGTGATTTTAGTGGGGCTAGTGGGCGGACTGCTAAATATGGCAAATAGCGGTAAAAAGGGCGCGCAAAGGCTCGTAAATTTAGTCGTAGGCACGGCTAGCTCGATGTTTGTATGTTGGCTAGCGTATGAAACGACATTTTACTTCACGCAGGCGCCAAAGTTTTCGCTAGCAGTCGGCGGGTTTTTCGCGTGGAGAGGCGCGGAGTGGGCTACCGCGATGATAGATAAAGCCGTAGAAAAAAAGATAGAGGGGCTAAACGGCAACAGCTACGACTACGGGGACTACGGCGGAAGCTTTAGACACGAGGAGCGGGAAGATGACAAATAGCGAGATATTAGAGAGCTTGCAAGAAAAGCGCACGAAATGCACCATATGGAGCCGAGTAATGGGCTACCACCGCCCCGTCGAGGGCTTTAACATAGGCAAAAAAGGCGAGCATAAGGAGAGAATATTTTTTGAGGAAAATTTTAACGCGTCAGAGAAAAGCGTTAAAAATTTGAAAAATAATTAACACAAGGAGCGAAAAATGGCAAATTTTAACGAAGCTTTTTTAATTTTAATGAGACTTGAATTCTCTAAACCCGAGAACGCGCTAGATAAAAACCCAACAGAAAAGAGTTGGACGTTTATGGGAATATACCAAGATGCCCACCCGCACTGGGCTGGCTGGGACGAGATACTAGGCGCAGTGGCTCTTGGCGGGGATACCAGGAAAATATCGCGCGCGTTATACGCTAGCGAGAATTTGCGTGCACAGGTGCGAGCATTCTACAAAGAGGCGTATTGGGATAGGATGAGGCTTGACGAAATTTCAAGCCAAATCAAAGCCAATGAGATGTTTATTTTTGGCGTCAATGTCGGCGTTAAACCTGCCGTGAGAGTTGCGCAGCAGTTGGTAGGCGTAGTAAATGACGGCATAGTAGGCGACCAGACGTTAGCGGCGATAAACCGATACGACGAGGAGCGATTTGACAAGCAATTCGATCGCGCCGAGCTTGAATATTACAATCGTCTGATCGAGAAAAATCCGAAATTTAGGATTTACGCCAACGGCTGGAGAAATAGAGCTTTGGCGGTGTAGGCCTAACAAAATCAACAAGTGTATAACAAACTGTATAACAAATCTGCTTAAAGTGCCGTATTTTGGGGGTTTAAAGGGGGTTTAATGGTTACCCTGAAA